CACTGCTAGGTACACCAACGAGACTATTGCTTTAGCTTTTGCACTGACAGAAGAAGCTGTAGAGGATAATCTTTACGACAAACTTAGCACTCGCTATACTAAAGCATTAGCGCGTTCTATGGCTAACACTAAACAAGTTAAAGCAGCAAACATTCTTAACAGAGCGTTTAACAATGCTTTTCTTGGTGGGGATAATAAGGAGCTTTGTGCTACTGATCACCCAACTCTTAGTGGAAACCAAAAGAACGAGCTATCAACTGCAGCTGACTTAAACGAAACTTCGCTTGAGCAGATGTTAATTGATATTGCTGACATGAAGGATGAAAGAGGATTAAAGATTGCTCTTAGAGGCATGAAAATGATCATTCCAGTAAACCTTCAGTTTGTAGCTGAGAGACTAATGAAATCTGCCGGTAGAGTAGGCACTGCTGATAATGATATCAACGCAATCAAAAACATGGGAATGGTACCAGAAGGATATGTTGTAAACAACTTCCTTACTGATACTGATGCGTTCTTCATTAAAACAGATGCACCTAATGGACTTAAACACTTTGTGAGAGCTCCAATTAGAACTGCTATGGAAGGCGATTTTGATACTGGAAACGTTAGATACAAAGCCAGAGAAAGATACAGCTACGGCTGGTCTGACTGGAGAGGTATCTTTGGTTCACCAGGAGCTTAATGATCTTTAAAGGGGCGAAATTAGTTCGCCCCTTTATCCTAGTAAACAGTTACCAAGGCTGGCTAGGCAGTACAGTATAGTGACGAGGTAACTAAAGCCCTATACAGGCAAGGAGTATAACAATGGCTACACATTTTAAAGGCCCAGTATTATTCTCAAATGCATCTGCATTTGAAAATTTAAAAATGTCTATGTGGCCCGATCAATTCACCTATATGGATGATTTTGAACAGGGTGCGTTAGACACAACACACAATTGGACTATCGTAAAAGATACAGGTGCATCAGCAGCAATTGCAGCAGATGGCACAGGTGGTGAAGTAAATTTAACTTCAGCAGCTACTACTGATAACGATGGTGCATCAATTCAAGCTAAACAAGAATCATTTGCTTTACCAACTACTGCAGGTGATAAACTTTATTTTGAAACTAGAGCAAAAATATCAGATGCTACACAAACTGATTTCTTAATTGGTTTTACAGAAGCATTTACTACGAATCCAGAAAGCGCTTTGTTATCACAAAACGTTATTGGTTTTGTAAAAGATGATGGATCGGCTATCGTAAAAGGTACTACTGAATCTGGTGGAACACAAACTTTAACAGAGTTTGCTGATACTACAAAATCAACAATGGAAAATGACACTTATGTAACTTTAGGACTTGTTGCTACAAAAGGAACAACCTTAAACAAAGTTCAATTTTACATAAACAGAAATTTAGTTGGTACTTCTACTACTAACATTCCAACAGCTAACATGAAAGTGATGGCTATGAGTGTTTCTGGTGATGCTACTGGAACTAAAGTCACTACAATTGACTACATTATGGCTGCGCAAAACAGAAACGTAAGCTATAGTTAAACAAATATAACCGTAGGTGGGGAGTAATGGCCCCACCTTTGTACAAGGGGAATTAATAAAATGGTAGATACCGTAACAACAAGAACATTATTTGACGGAGACAGAAAACTTATTACAAGTTATGTAAACGTCTCGGACGGAACAGGTGGAACAACAAAAATAGTAGATGTTTCAACTTTAACAACTAACAATCAAGGACAGACTTGCACAACAGTTACACTAAATAAAGTTTGGTTTAACGTTTCAGCAGGAGTAACTGCTCCCGTGCAACTTCAATGGGATTTAACATCAGGAACTCAAACACCTTTATTATCTTTAAATTATGATGATACATATGATTTTAGTACTATAGGGGGCCTAGGTAATCCAAAAGAAACCAACTATTCAGGTGACATTGATGTAGTTGTTCCAGGCGCAGCTAGCAGTGGTGAAACATACACTTTAATTTGCGAATGGGTTAAAAACTACTAGGAGGTTAGATGGCTTATTCTAATACATATAATTTTAAGTTAAATGTAGAAGAAGCTATTGAAGAAGCATTTGAAAGATGTGGACTTCAAGTTCTAGGCGGTGGTGATTTAAAAACGGCAAGGCGTTCACTTAATATTATGTTAAGTGAATGGTCGAACCGTGGATTAAACTTATGGACTATTGATTATAATTTTTTAACAATGGTTCCAGGACAAAATTATTATGGTATACCAGTAGATGTTTTAGATATTCTAGATGCTACTGTAACTACTACAGCACAAGGAACAGGTAATTTAGAAGGTGATAGTCAAACAACTGATGTAACAATTACTAAAATTTCACAAACAGATTACATGAATCTTTCTCGTAAAGAACAAAATTCTGCAGGAGATGCAAGACCTACACAGTTTTGTATGATACCTGGTCAAGTTATTACTAACGGAAGTAGTAACAGTGGAAGACCACAATTTGATATGACATTGTTTTTATACCCCAGCCCTAACATAGCTTATAAATTTAAATATTTTTATATAAGAAGAGTGCAAGATGCAGGTGTTTATACTAATGATTTAGATGTACCTTTTAATTTTATACCTTGTTTAACAGCAGGTTTAGCGTATTATATTGCAATTAAACGTGCACCAGCAATGGTACCAATGTTAAAACAAATATATGACGAAGAATTTGGACGTGCATCCGATACTGATAGGGAAAGAGTAGCTTTCCAAGTTAATCCTGCACAAGCATACATACCATAGGAGGTAATATGCCATGTAAAAATTGTGATCACGAGTGTCATTGTAGTAACGGTGGTTCGTGCTGCGGTGGTCAATGTACTTGCGGTAACTGTGAATGTCAAAAGGAGGACAAATGAGTAACAGAATATATAACACACAAACAACTAATACTAGAGAAGCTTCTAGTAAAAAAATAGGTCATTATGGCAGAGGTCAAAATGATGCACCTGCACCTGTAAAAGCTGCAGTAGTTACTACTAAAGGTAATGCACCATCTAGTATGGGAAAAGAATCTGGAGGTACACCATTTAAATGTGCTGAAGGAAATATAAGTGGCACTGCTCAAGGAATGGGCGCTGCTAAAAAAGGTGGAAAGTATACTTGGATTTAAATGACATACGCTAAAGGAAAATACGCTTTATTTATTTCTGACCGTAGTGGATTGCAATTTCCCTACACAGAAATGGTAACAGAATGGAATGGTGCAAAAGTTCACACAAGTGAATACGAAAGAAAAGCTCCACAAATTCAACCACAAATTCATATGCCTGATCCACAGGCGTTACAATGGGCAAGACCTGCACGTACTGCACCTCCAACAACTAATTTGTTACCACTTAACGCGTTTAGACATGAACCAAGTGTATCTTACATAAAAGTTTATGAACCTGGAAATAATAGATCAACAGGAGATACGGTTAGATTTAGGGACGTGCAAGACGAACAGTTTGTTGTTGATTTAAATCAAGATACTGGTTTTACTATAACTGTAATAGATGAAGATTTTTATAGTGTTCCTAGTGGTGGACTAGCTCATTCTAGCCCAACAATTGTAGGTGGAGGAGGACAGGCATTTGCAGGGCCAGTTACATTATCAGCATGACAACATATACTGAATTAGTTACACAAATAAGAGATTACACAGAAACAGATTCTAATGTTTTAACAGATACTATTGTTGATGATTTTATTGAACATACAGAAAATAGAATATTAAGAGAGCTTAATATACCAGCTTTTGTTTCCCATCAATTTGCTAACTTTACAGCAAGCAATCCTTTTTTAAGTTTACCAGGTGGTGCTGGTCCAACGCCAGATATATTTACAACTATAAATAGTATGATGATTTATTCTCCTGGAGGTACAGGTGATAGAACATTTCTAGAACGAAAAGATGTTAGTTTTATGAATGAATATTGGCCGGATAGAGCAGACACTGGAACACCAAAATATTATTCACAATGGGACGATAATACTGTATACGTAGTTCCAACACCAGACGTTGCTTACACAGTAGAAATGAGTATGTCAAAATTACCAGACAGACTTAGCGCTGCTACTAACAGCACTTGGATAAGTAATAACGCACCTACTTTACTTTTGTATGGTTGCCTTATTG